TTGGCATCCAGGGTGCGTGTGGTTTTTGCTTCGTAGAAACCGCTGTGGGGATTGTCGGATTTCATAGCATTGCTATCAAAAGAGCAGATGCCATACACTTTCGGCTCAAAAAGGGTCTGGTCATTATTGCAGGATAGTGTTGCAGATTTATCTGTTTGGATAAGCGGGCCTTTGCCACCGCCAGCACAACCACAGCGAATTTTCATAACCATCGGAACATTGCCACCGCCGGTTCCCATCCGGGAGGTCAGTGTCTGCACCGTTCCATCCTCGGCAATATCAACCCGGCTATCAGCAGGGTGGTTTTCCAATGCCACAGTTGCCGGAACAACACCGGCACGGAGCGTAGGAGATAATTCTTCCTCATAGCCAATGCTTCTACTCTTGGCAGAATGCTCAGTGCAGAAACCTGCCGCCTCCATAACCACCGGAGGGTGGTGTGCTTCTGCACGGAGGGTGCAGGTAACATCGTGAGTGACATCCATTCGGTTGCCACCCTGGTCATTCAGCACCACGCCATTCCGACCGGTACTCATACCACAGTTGACACCCAGGGTTGCTGCGGTATCAGCGATAGCGCCGTTGTAGCCGTCTAAGCCGAAGCCTGTCGCTCCAACGCCGCCCTCAACACTTCCGGCAGCTCTTTGCCACGCACGGAAGCTCTCCGGAGAATACCGAGACAAGCCCTCTGACTTAAAAAGTACGTCTCCGGCACATTGGCCTGCAAGATCGCCGACAAGGAAGATGCGTTTTCTTCGTTGGGGCAAGCCCCAATGTTGAGCGTCAATAACTCTGTACGCAACGCTCCATCCGTCTCCCATGTAGCAGTCTGCTGTAGGCCATCCTCTTTTTTCAGGTAGAGGCACCGAGGGAGCCTCCGGTTCTGCGATGTGGATAATTGAGTCGAGGACCGCTTGGAAGTCGCGTCCGGAGTTTGAGGAAAAAGCTCCGGGGACATTCTCCCAGCAGATCCAACGGGGGTACTGGCCATTCGTGGCACACCTCATTTCTTTAATAATACGGACGGCTTGGAAGAATAGGCTGGACTGCTTGCCCTCGAGACCTTCCCGGCGTCCAGCTACAGAAAGGTTGGTACAGGGTGATCCGAAGGTGATAATGTCCACCGGCTCAATCTTCCCACCGTCCATTTGGGAGATGTCGCCATAGTGCTTCATAAAGGGTAGCCGCTTGGTGGTGACCCGAATAGGAAACGGCTCGATCTCCGATGCCCACACAGGTGTGACACCGGAAAGCAAGCCGGCCAAAGGAAACCCACCGGATCCGTCAAACAGACTACCCAAGGTAAGTTGTTTATTCATTTACTACCTCCACCTCTGCGTACTGGTAGGTCAGACCATCTCGCTGTACAGATACACCGGCAAAGCTTCCAACCTGCTCAATGTACCGCTTCACGATCACATCGCAGAACTTCTCGTCCAGCTCAACGGTATAGCAAATGCGGTCGGTCTGTTCACAGGCAATCAGCGTGCTACCGGATCCACCGAAGGGGTCAAGCACCAAGCTGTTGGTGAGGCTGGAATTCATAATGGGATATGCCAGCAGAGGGATGGGCTTCATCGTGGGATGGTCGCCGTTTTTCTTGGGCTTGTCAAATTCCCAAATGGTGGACTCTTTCCGTCCGGTGTACCACAGATGCTTCCCACGCTTTTTCCACCCGAACAGTACAGGCTCATGCTGCCACTGGTAGGGAGAGCGTCCGAGAACGAGAGACTGCTTCTTCCAGATACACGTTCCGGACAGGTAGAATCCCGCATCGGAGAACGCCTTGCGGAAGTTCAGCCCCTCGGTATCTGCATGGAAAACGTAGATAGAGGCATCGTTCGCCATGAACCGCTCCATGTTCACAAATGCATTGAACAGGAAACCGTAGAACGCATCGTTCTCCATGTTGTCGTTCTTGATCTTCCCGGCAGAGCCTTCGTAGTTGACGTTGTATGGCGGATCGGTGATGACGAGGTTCGCTTTGGTGTCCCCCATCAGCATTTCGTATGTATGCGGAAGGGTGCTGTCTCCGCAAACCAGCCGATGTCTGCCAAGCGTCCAGATGTCCCCCGGCTTCGTGATCGTGGGATTCTTCAGTTCGGATTCCACATCGAAATCGTCATCCTTGATTCCGTCTTTCATGCTGTCCTTAAACAAATCATCAATCTCTGCGGGTTCAAAACCAGTGAGAGACACATCGAAATCCGCTCCTTGCAAATCGGTAATCAGCAAAGCCAGTTTTTCCTTGTCCCATTCTCCGGAGATTTTGTTGAGAGCGATGTTGAGGGCTTTTTCTTTCTCATCAGAAAGTTCGACCACAACACAGTCCACATCAGAAATCCCCATGTCCTGCAGGACTTTGAGCCGTTGATGACCGCCGACCACTCGCCCGGTTGTTTTGTTCCAGATGACAGGCTCGACGTAGCCGAACTGCTCAATGGAGCGTTTCAGCTTTTCGTATTCGGAGTCACCCGGCTTCAAATCCTTGCGTGGGTTGTAATCGGCGGGGATCAGCCGCTCAACCGTGATTTTTTGCAGTTCCATTTCGTCTGTACCTCCGGAGTAATTTATGATATCCCTTGACAGCACCTTCGAGGTCTCCGCTCGCTGCCAGTCCGCGAAGCGTCCGATACTGCTGTTCGGTAAGAATTGTTTTATGCTTTTCAAGCGATTCGTTGAATTTTACGATATTCATCCTTTGCCTTTCCTTGCTTCAAGAAGTCGTTCCATCACGTCATCCTCTGGAGACGCACCGCCGTATTCGCCGGAGCAGTTCTCCTTCACGATCTGGAATATCTCCGACCACAGACGGTTTGCCTGTGTCATGTAGGTGTTCGCAATCGCCACATACGGAGACTGGATCGCCGCGCCCGTGGTCGGATGCTTTGCGAGAAAACCGAGTTCACTGGTTATAGTCTCACACTGAATCCATCGCGCACTTGCCATCGCATACCGTTCGATCAGCTGTGGCGAAACGATAGCGGCACATTTTCGTTTGGCAAGCCATCGCCACACATTTTCGTAAATTTCGGCGGCACAGAGCGTGGAGCCGTCCTTCTGTTTTGCAGAAAGGTAATCGGAAGGCTTCGGCATGACCTGACCTTCCAGATTTGCCGCGCTGTCTTTGAATTCAATGACTGTCAGCGGTCTCTTGCCGGGATTTCCGTCTAGAATCTTATCGGACAACGGCTTTCTTGGTCTGCCGCCGGAGCCGGGTTTCGGTCCCCTCTGTCCCATTTTTGATCACCTCACTTTCCAACGGGGCCTATTCCCCCTAAAACTTTTGCGAATTTTCGCACGCGACCCCACGCCCGTTGCACTTCATGAAAGGTCCCAAGATAAATAGGGCCCTGGCGGTCATGTTCCCATCAACTGTTGATACTGTTCATACTTTATACGCCAGTGATTATTCTCTTGAGACTTTTTTTGCCAGTCTACAGTGAATAACTCTGTCTGCTGACATTTAAGAGAATTACATATCCTGTGCGCTAATTGACAATTAGCTGTGGAATGCTCACCGCCAATGGAGAGTGGGATGATATGGTCTATCGTTCCATCCCAATTGTCATCGATACCTTTTACTGGATGTACGGGCAGTCCGCAGATTTGACAGATACCTCCATCACGCTGATATATGAAATCAAAGTCAACATTTTCAACAAAGGCATCAGTAATCTGTTTTTCTCTGCGCTTTTTAGCTTCGCGCATATACTCCTTGTGTCGTCGAGAAGCGTGTTCCTGCCTGCGCTCGTGCGTATCAGAACAAGATTGGCAACAAAAAACAGAGTGGGTATCACCACACTCTGTCGTAAATTCACTCCCGCATTCCTTGCAGATATGGGTACGAGGTACATAGGCATCTGCCCACTGCGCTCGCTTCATTTTCAGGTTACCATTATAACTGCACTCACGGTTGCAGTAAATTTTGTTAGGATAGGTTGTTTCAAATGATTCTCCACACCAGGCACAGATACGCTTATATACAGTAGGAGCAGACTTTTCCTTTCTGGACCGTGCTAACGCACGTGCGGCGGACTGACATTCGGGACTGCAGAATTTCATTCTGAAAGCGTTGGGACGCCAAAAAGGTTTACCACAATGCTGACAGATGTAATATTTTTTAACAGCTTCATGTGCTTTTATAGTGGCACACTCCGAAGAACAGCATTGCTGACTCTTTTTTCGCGGATAGAATGACTTTCCGCACACTACACAGATTTTTTCAGAATTCATGGTTACCTCCGTTCTGATGCCATCGGTCACCGCGCTCGGCATGGAGTCTTGCGTGACAGGATTTACACAGTGCGATGAGGTTATCTTCACAGTGTGCCCCACCTTCCGACAGCGGAGTCTTATGGTGAATCTCTTCGGTCGGAATCAAAAGTCCGTTCTGCTGACACAACTCACACAGCGGATGAGCCGCCGCATATCGGTCGCGAATACGTTTCCATGCACGTCCGTATCGTCTTCGGATAACGGGATCGCGGTCGTATTTTTCGTAGCGTTTTGCTTCTTCCTTGGTATGTTCTTCGCAGAACCGTCCGTCGGTCAGTCTGGGACAGCCCGGGTGGGAGCAGGGACGCTTGGGTTTCGTGGGCATTGGTTCTCCTTCGGGAAAGACAAAAGCCACCTCGGGATAACTCCCGTGATGGCTTTCGTTGTATTTTTCGGTATTATAATGATACCATAAGAGCATACTCTCTTTCCATCACATTTACTCTCACGCAACGGAGGGCGGAGTGATTTCCTTGAGAGCCTTGTCATACAGGCGATAGATGTGCTGGATGCTGTAATTCATATCAACTGCGATTTGTTCCCATGTTCTGAAACAAAGGAAACGCAGTTCAAGAAGTGTCTGGTATTCAGGATCAGTAACCGCTTTGATTACCGACACCATCTCCCGTTTCAGATCCACGAGGTTGTCGATGTCACGGTTGATCTCGTTTTCCAGATCGACGATCTTCACGATAATATCCTCCATCCGATGCACATTCCGTGTGCCGCTCGGTGCGACATCGGAGAGGGTGGACGTTGCTTTGGTGGCGAGGTCACGAAGGGACATAACCTGTTCCAGTTTGGAGTTGATTCGCTGATCGAGCCGGTATGCCTGACCGAGATATTCTTTTGCTGTCATTTTGTTACCTCCAGATTTGCCTTGACCGCATCAATGAGTGCGGACTGCGTTTTG